AGTCTGCTATAAATAAATGCACGATCAGGGTTCCGCAAAATGCGGGCAGTAGCAATAACAACAATACAGTAGGGATCATCGAGATCGTTTTTATATTGTTCTGCAAGTGGTAACAGTGAATCCTCCAGTGCGCGATATTCATTAGCACGCCAGTAGTCGAGGTCAATGCGCTCAATACCGTTATCAACAATGGTACGATACCTGTGCATACTGCAAACGATTGTGCCATCCATGTCATAGATTGCTATCCTTTTCATAACCTATATCCTTATAAAGTCTAGAATGTTGTAAGGTTTAACTTGTCTGCCCTTGCCCTATCGGCCCTATCCGAGGGTAGGCGGGGTTACTAGCCGCCTAGAGTCATGCCCTACAACAGAAACAAGTATACCTGAATTTTTGAGGTCAAATGTCGTCCAAGCGACAATTGCCTACCATCCATACCTTACAGCCTGCCACACATCAGCCGACCAGTGGTCGACCCTACCCGATGAACGGCGGCCCTGGGGCTTGACACGGCTGCAAATTATATGCTATAATTTGGCGCGTCAGCGCTCTAAGTTCTATAACCTAGAGCAGTGTTTCACGTGAAACTGTATCGTGCTAAAAACCATAGCATGCCCATAACGTACAACCACAGCATCATCATAATAATGTTTCTATAATTCATATCGTTATAGTAGGGGCTTGCGCCCCTACCCCTTGCTAGTCGGCAGATTGCCTGATAAAATCGCTGATTGCACGCAGTGCGCTCTTGTTAGCTTTCGTTAACGATTCTATATCGTTCTCTGAGAGCTTGAGAGCTGCGCCGATAAAATCAGCGTGAACGTCTTTTTTGATGGGGCTTTCGCCGTTCTTGGTTCTATATTCTTTAGCGACGTAAACCTTTTCACGGCTGAGCTTTGCTACAATTGAGCGAACAGTCTTGCCCATTGCTTGTGCAATTTGCTCAACGCTAACACCGGCCTGATAGTCGGCCACAATCTGAGCAGTTTGCTCAGGGCTATAATTAGGGGCTTTGGCTGTTGCCATTTCAGCTACTCCTGTTGTGTTGAAAGAAACTCTAGTATAGGCTAGTTGTAGTGCTAAGTCAAGTAAAAAATCTTACCGCTCGTCGGCCAGTAACTACCATTGGTCGGCTTAACACAGTTATAAACTTTACTACAAGTTTTGTGCTAAGTTATAGAACTTATACCGACCAGGGGCGGTTGTTAGACTTTATATAACTTATAGCGGTGGGGCCCTCGCTTACGGCCTATCATTAAAAATTTTTCGAAAAGACCAAGGTGCCAAATCCGACCCTAAACCGTACCAACAGCCACAACAGCCACAACAGCCACAACAGCCACAACAGCCCACTGCCCAAAAAATTTTCAACTTGCCTAACAACTACCACCCATGATATACTCCAATAAACTGGAGAAACCAATGACTACACACCTACCAGCCGAAACCCTACAAATCTCACCAGAAGCACTGGAAGTAGCCAACTGCTATCTTCAGCTTAATGATGCTAAAAGGGTAGCCCATGAACTAAGCCTACATCCAGACCAAGTCACACAAATCTTAGGTCGCCGCGAGGTCAAGCAGTATATTGACCAAGTATTCTTTGACATGGGCTACAACAACCGATTTTTAATGCGTCAGGCAATGGATGCACTAATCAAGCAAAAGTTTTCTGAGTTGGAGGAAGCTGGTGTTGGATCTAGCAAAGATATTGCAGACTTATTACACCTGTCGCATAAAATGTCAATGGATCTCCTAGACAAGCAATTGCAGCTGGAAAAGCTGCGCACACAAGCTCCAGGCCCACAAAAGCAGGTGAACGTGCAAATCAATGATGATGGCAGCAAGTATTCGCAGCTTATACATAAACTTGTGAGTGGAGACGGCATATGAGTGCCCTATGGTTCACCCTAAACTGTATCGGCCTTAGCATCTTAATAACAATAGCACTAGCGGAACTCATCCATGCTCGTAGTAAGCAGAAATAACGTAGAAACAGAGTACATTAAGGAGTTTGATCCTACCAAGCGATTTATCAAACTGCCTATCGACAACTACTTACGACTCTTAAATCTATACGATACCATCAACAGGCCCCAAATCGCACTAATCAATAGTGTTAATGATCCACAGTATAGGTTTATCTGTGCTGCACTTGCCAGACGATTGGGCAAAACATACATAGCCAATGTTATAGGTCAGCTGGTTACACTAGTACCCAACAGTAATGTACTTATCATTAGCCCTAACTATAATTTGAGTGCAATCAGTTTTGAGCTGCAGCGTAGGTTAATCAAGCATTTTGACCTGGAAGTAACCCGTGATAACCTCAAGGACAAGATTATTGAGCTCAGCAATGGATCAACTATCAGAATGGGATCTATTAGCACAGTGGATTCAACAGTTGGTCGTAGTTATGACCTTATAATATTCGACGAGGCTGCACTTAGTGAGCATGGCGAGGACGCATTTAACATTGCCTTACGCCCTACACTAGACAAACCATCGGCAAAAGCCATATTTATTAGCACACCACGTGGTAAAAACAACTGGTTTTCAAAGTTCTGGTCGCGTGGATTTGACCCTAACTTTCCAGAGTGGGTTAGTTTGCAGGCAGATTATTCGGAGAATAGCCGCATGGCACAGTCGGATGTTGATGAAGCACGTAGATCCATGTCGAAGTCGGAGTTTGAGCAGGAATATATGGCAAGTTTTACTAGTTACTTAGGCCAAATTTATGAAGGGTTTAAGCCTGAGTATATCCTAGACCAACTACCAGACCTGCGCGGTGAAGCTATTGCTGGTGTAGATGTAGGATACAAGGATGCCACTGCCTGGGTTAACATAATATACGACTATAATACCGACTGTTTTTATGCTGTAGAAGATTATTTGGAGCCAGAGCGTACTACTAGAGAACATGCCGAACATTTTCATAGAATGATAGATAGTTGGAGTATACAAACTGTATTTATTGATAGTGCAGCAGCACAATTTGCTGCTGACCTAGCTTACAACTACGATATTGCTACTACTAAAGCTAAAAAAGACGTACTTGCAGGCATTGCATACGTGCAAACACTAGTCCAGCAAGGCAGATTTAGGGTACACAGAAATTGTCACCACGTTATAGCTATGCTAGATGCTTATCAGTGGGATAACCGCGAAAATTTAGCGCGTGAACGTCCTAAACACAACGAGTACAGTCACATGGCTGATGCTGTTCGTTATGCACTATACAGTTATGTAGTATAGGGTACTTTCCAGCCTTTGTATTGTTTTTTATGTCCACGCAATACTTCGCCTAATGAGCCGTGGTTTAAATTATGCTCTCTACAAAAACCCCTAAGACTGGGCTTAATGTCATAAATAATATTATCAGGACTTATTATTTGAGGATAACCTGTAGTTTTAATATTTTTCGCAACCTTTCTCTTAGTACCCTTTAACTCTAAAAGTAATTTATATTCTGCTGGATACAAATTTTTTAACCAACTATGTGATGCGCCACTAGAAACATCTGCTAATGCTCCGCGGCTAATACCTGTTATTTCTATAATTTCTCTATGAGTTAATTTATTATCTACAAGATAGTGAAAAACTTCTATAATTAAGTCATTACTATATTTTGCGTTGCCGGCATTTTCACCATATAAATCCTGTCTATTTGTAAAACTTTTAAAAGCATTAAACCCATTATTTACAGAATCATATATTGCAATAGCTTCTTCTTCTATAGAATCTAATTCATCAACAGTACATTCAACCAAAATTTCTAAGTTTGGCATACCAAATTCATTGTAAGCTTGCTGTAATTTTTTTCTGCTTTTTTGATTTTTTAGCGAAGTTTTATGGCTAATATATCTGCGCTCAATATCTATAGATTGCCCTATGTATACTTTATTAGTTCCACAAAAATTTAATTTATAAATGCCAACTGTCATTGTACTAGTCCTCTAAAAAGTTTATATAATCCATTTTACAGGAATGATTAAAAATTTTCAAGTAGTAAATTTTATTAGTAGCAAAGTAAAATTTACTACTTGACATTTTTGTATCTTTTAAGTTATAATAGCTAAAATCGTGGAATAATATTTTATGGCAGTAAATACTAATAAACGTATACCAATAAAGCATATACGAGACAAAGCTAAAAGCGCATATGAAAAGCAATCTCACTGCTATATTTGTGAAAGCCAAAAAGAACTTGAATTACATCATCTACACAGCCTTACATATTTATTAGAAGCGTGGGTAAATAAAAAAGGTTATGATATTAGTACTGATGAAAAAGTTCTAGCAATTCGTGATGAGTTTATTGCAGAGCACCGTGTGGAAATATATGATCTAGTTTTTACCTTGTGTAACAAACATCATGTACAACTGCATGGAATTTATGGTAAATCACCAATACCTAGCTCTGTACCTAAACAACAGCAATGGATAGAATTGCAGCGTAATAAATATTTAAGTGGTCAGCAAGATTTTCGTGGTAGTAGCTATGGCTCCTATTTTGCACAGTTCACAGGGGACTTAGATGGTACTAGAAAGATTACGTGAGTGGGTAGTTGAAAAACTAAATCCTGCTCAAATACGCATTAGTGAAGGGGAGGGTAGTAGTGTAGGTAGTACACAGCCTATAAGCTATAGATTCTACTTTCGTGATATAGACTGTGTAAACACTAGTGTTAACAAGGTAGTTGCCGCTTGCGCTAGCCTTGATTACGATATAAAAGACAAACAACATGAAGGTGTAATAGCTGGATTACGTCAAAAGACCCTAAACACACTACTTAACTTTAGACCAAATCCCTATCAGAGTGCACAGGAGTTTCGCCGCAGTTTATTCACAGATTTCTTATTAGACGGCAATGCCTTTGTGCATTTTGATGGTACATTTATGTATCACCTGCCAGCAGAAAATGTGGAAATATTAACTGACAGCAAAACGTTTATTAGTGGCTATAAGTATAATGGCGAAATTTTGTTCCGCGAGAGTGAAGTATTCTACTTTCGTGATGTAAATTCGGAGAGTATCTATCGCGGGCAGAGCAGGTTATCGGCTGCGCGTCAAAGTATAGATACACTATGGAACATGCACGAGTTTCAGCAAAACTTCTTTAAAAATGGTGCTATATTTGGCATGGCACTAACCACAGAAAATACACTGTCACAAGCTGCTAAAGAAAAAACCTATCAGTACTGGGCACAGCGATATAATCCGCGCAGTGGTGGACGTCGCCCAATTATTCTAGATAGTGGATTGAAGCCTGTTAAATTGCAGGACAATGACTTTCAAGACCTAGACTTTGATAAAGCTATTGCACGCCACAGCGAGCGCGTAATGACAACCATAGGTGTACCGCCTATATTATTGCAGGGTGGTAACAATGCTAACATTGCCCCTAATCTTAAACTATTTTACCTGGAAACTGTACTGCCAATCGTTAGGTTATATGTTTCCGCAGTGGAAAGATATTTTGGATATGACGTGGCAGAAGTAACCAATAATGTTAGTGCACTACAGCCAGAATTAAAAGACGTAGCAGCTTATCATAGCACACTAGTTAATGGCGGCGTTATAACTCCTAACGAAGCCCGTATAGAATTACGGTATCCAACCATAGCTGGAAATGATACCCTAAGAATACCTGCTAACATTGCAGGTTCAGCAGCCAATCCATCAGAGGGTGGTAGGCCTAGCAACTAAGAGGAGTAAGATGGATATAAAAAACAAAGTACTCTATTTTGACAGCAAGTTTACTGCCAAGGCTGCCGGCGAGGACGATGACAGTATCATGATTGAAGGTTATGCTTCTACTAATGATCGGGATCGTCAAGGCGATGTAGTGCCAGCAGGAGTTTGGAAGTCAGGTATGGTAAACTACCTGAAGAATCCAATCATCTTAGCATATCATAATCACACAATGCCAATTGGCAAAATGGTTGATTATAAAGCTGATGAGCATGGACTGTGGATTAAAGCACAGATTCCCAGTGAAGTTGGCGATATTTACAAGTTGATCAAAAAGGGTATATTAAGCGCATTTAGTATTGGGTTTAGGGTCAAGGATGCTGAGTATGAGCAGGCCAGTGAAACCTTTATGATTAAAGATCTAGAACTGCACGAAATCAGTGTAGTTAGTGTACCTGCAAATCAAAACACATTATTTAGTTTAGCCAAGGCATTTGATAGTGCCCAAGAGTTCGAGTTATTTAAACAGCAATTTGCAGATGTTAGCGAATCAGCTAAAGGGCTAGAGTCCTCTACAAACGCAAATAGCGAAACCAAAAAGGAATGGAACATGGATCCAAAAGAGTTAGAAAAATTATTGGCCGACGCTGCTGCTAAGGCTGCTGCTGAAACAGCACGCGCTGTTGTAGAGGCTCAAACTAAAGCTGCTGAAGAATTGCAGCGTAAAGCCGATGAAGAAGCACAGCTACAAGCTAAAATTAAGGCTGCTGTTAGCGCAGTTCAAACAGTTGACACAGGTGCAGAAAAGCTATTAGCTGAAGTTGAAAAGCGCTTAGCCGAGCAAGCCGAAAGCCACAAGAGCGCCCTAGAAGGCCTAGAGAGTGCACTACGTGAGAAAGCTGCTGAGTTGGAAGCTATTCAAAAGAGCCGTATGCAGTTTAGTGATGTTAAGAGCGGTGATGGTGGTGCTACATATGCAGAAAAAGAAGCTGCTGTGTTTATCAGCAAGATCACTAAAAAGCCTATCGAAGAAACCAAGTATGCCAAGAGCCTAGTACAAAAGTACGCTAGTGGTGGTACAGCTGGTGCTGCAGGTAGCGGCGGTGGAGCAGGTGGTGCAGTTCGCCTACCAAGTCAAACTTGGGAATTAGAAGTTAGTACCAACATGGAAAACGAGATTCGTCGTCAGCTAGTTGTTGCTGGTACAATCCGTCAGATTGCAATGCCACAGCCTTTTATGAAGCTGCCTATCAATCCAGATGCTGGTGCTGATGCAACCTGGGTAGCAAATAGCGATTTTGGTGCTGCAGCTAGCAGTGGTACAGCTCGTACACATGCGCTAAAAGACATTGAAATCAGCAGCGCTAAACTAGCTACTAAGGAATACATCGCCTTTGAAGAAGAGGAAGATGGCCTTATCGCTCTAGTACCTATTATCCGTGATGCAATCACACGTCGTATGGCTAAGACACTAGACAAGTCTATGCTCCTAGGTAATGACGTTGGTGCCACAACATATAGTGCTGGTATCAATGGTCTAGCATATTATGATGGTGCTGCTAGTGCAAGTCCTACAGTTGCAGTTGGTGGTAAACTAACCTTTACACAATTCCAAGCTGCACGTCGTGCACTAGGTGTTTGGGGTCTAGAGCCCAGCGAACTAATCATGTTCGTTAGCCAGGCCGCTTACTATGACTTACTAGAAGATGCTACTTTCCAAAGTACAGACAAGATCAGTGAGTCACGTAACACACTAATTACTGGTCAAGTTGGCTTAATCGCCCAAACTCCAGTTGTTGTTAGCGCACAAATGACAGGTGCAGCTGCTAACGATGCATTAGCCGTTATGGTTAACCCACGCAACTTCGTTGTTGGTAACCATCGTGCAATGCGTATCGACACAGATGACGAAGTCATCAACCAGCGCCGTGTTATCGTTGCTAGTATGCGTATCGCTATGAGCCGCTTAACAAGCAATGAAGGTAGCGGTGTTGTTGCAGTTCGTTACGTTTAATTAAACTTAGGCAGGGTTCTTTGGAGCCCTGTCTCTAAAGCCTAGCGTGCTAGTCTTTAGAGACACAGGAGGATTTATGGCTGACCTAATTACTAGAGCAGAATATAAAAATTACTTGGGAATTAGCAGTAGCAATAAAGATGCTGAAATTGATCTACTAATACCCAAGGTTAGTCAGTTAGTAAAAACCTACTGCCGCAGAAATTTTACTGACTACTATGACGAAGCAAAAACAGAATACTTTGATGGTGGTTTTGATAAACTAATATTAAAAGAAACTCCAGTAAGTAATGTTACTCAAGTTAGTAAAAGTACTAATTATGGCCAAACATATACTAATCTGATTAAATTTACAGATTGGATATTAGACGGAGATTCAGTTAGAGCAATAAGCAATGGTGGCTGGTTTCAAGAGTATATGCGAGGCTATCGCGTAACCTATACAGCTGGATACGAAAGTGTACCAGAAGATCTTAAATTAGCTGTACTTGACCTAGTAGAATACTACTCAAAGAATAACAGTGCAGTGCACGTAAACCGCGATGTAACACCTAACGTAACACAAATACAGTATGTAGCTAGTACAAATTTTCCAGCACATATTAAGCGTGTATTAGATCAATACACGGCGGATTATGCATAATGGCTAGAAAAAGTTTAAAAGATGTACAAGGAGTAGTAGCAAAACAGCTTGCAGCAATAAGTACCGCAGAACAGCGAGAGTTGTTACGTACACCAGTTCATTTTATTCCTCTTAATATACAGGCCTTAGAGATAACTTTAGGGAATATTATTAAAGAGGACAGGCAAGACCAAGACATACAAGGTCAAGCAGCTCTAGAAAATTTTAGAGATGAAATACTTAAGTTTGTCGCAAAGCAAACTAATACCTATAAAAATAAAATCAAAATAACTAGCACTGGTACAGAGTTTGCAGGATCAACTGGAGTTTTTGCTCCACTAGGTACAAGTACTATAGCAGATTTTACGCCTGCAGTTGTTTATGAAAACGAAAAAGTCATAGGACTACTATTTAAAACCTATGATACTACCTATGATAGTCTGTTTAGGAATTTTTTAAATAAAGAACTAACTAAACTAATTTTCTTTGAAAAATACAAGGACGACCCTAAAGCTGCAGCAGCTTACAAAGGCTTTGAAAGCAAAAAAGGTTTTGACATAGGGCACATATTAGCACCTAATTCTAGCTTAAGCAGAAGCCCACTAGGTGAGCGTATAAAAAAGTTACTGCAAGAAGTAAACACTATTAGTGCAGGTCAAAATGCCGCTAAATTGCAACAATTTGGTGGTAAGATTCAAGAAATACAAAATAAGTTATATCGAGATAGCTCATATGGTGTGCAAGTAGAGGCCACACTATCCAAGGATGTAAAAAATTTTTTAATAGGTGCACAAGCTGTAGTAGTTATTATACAAGAGCGTTTAGAAAATCAGTATAAGTATGGCTCATTAATAGAAGGAAAGCTAGGTAACGAAATACTAGACTTACTACTAGAGTTAGGATTTTCAAATAGTTTGGAAGAAGATATAGACGAAATATTTTCTAGCTATATTTTAACTGGTACAAGCAATGTAATTGCTAAAAAGTCTAAAGGCTTTGCTATAGCTTTAAATGGCACTAAACCCAAATTTGTAAAACCTAATGTACCTAGTGCTATCAAAATACCTGCCAGCAAAACCTATAAACCTGGCCTAGCAGCAGATAATCTAGTAAGCTTACAAGCACTACTAGACCTAAGACTAGTAGAAACCATAAAACAAAATATGGGTACTGGCGGTAGACGTGATATACTTAACCTACGCAGCGGCAGATTTGCAGAAAGCGTCAAGGTAGAGCGATTAAGTAGTAGCAGACAAGGCATGATAACAGCATTTTATAGTTATATGCGCAATCCATATGCTACTTTTAGCAGTGGTGGACGACAAGAACTGCCTAGAACTAGAGACCCTAAACTGTTAATTAGCAGGTCAATTAGACAAATAGCAGCCCAAATAGTCGGCAATAGATTAAGGGCACAACTAGTATGAGTAAAAGAGCAAGTATAGTCAGGGCCCTGGCTACAGCGTTTAAAAGTATAGATGGTACTGGGCCTTATAAAACCAATCTATATAACAATAGTTATGCCAAGTTAAAATTCTGGGATGAAATACAAGATTTTCCCAGTGTATATATGACACCAGGCAGTGAAGCACGCGAATACTTACCCAGCGACTTTAAGTGGGCTTATTTAGCGGTTAGCATTAAAGCATATGTCAAAGATGAAGAAAATGCTCCTGAGCTACTAGAGCAGCTGCTTGAAGATCTAGAAACTTGTATTGACAGCAACAGAGAATTAGTATACGACGTGGACAACAATTTATCAACAACAGAAATACTAATACAACAGATAACAACTGACGAAGGTCTATTAGCACCTTATGGTGTCGGTGAGATCAATCTACAGGTGCGATATGCACTTGAATAACGTGTGAGGCATCGACACAGATAAAAGTCTAGTAGACGTGCCAAGCGTTACAACTTAAAAGGAATGACTATGGCAGTTAATTTAATTCGTAATAGTAGAGTTTTCTTTACTACAAACGTAGACAGTGCTGGTAACGTTCGACTAGGCTATACACCTAGCGGTATAAAATTATCAGATAGTAGTAATGGATTTACTACTAGTAATACATTTGAAATTCAGGTGTTAGAGGGACTAACCTTTACACAAAATACTACCAGCGATACAGTTACACTTAGTGAAACTGGTGATGCACCTAATCGTGGTCAGCGCAGCTTTAACACTGCCCTAGAACCAGTTGATTTTAGTTTTAGTACTTATGTACGCCCCTACAAGAAAAGTGGTGGAACCGGTGGAGCATACCCTAGTGGTGGTTTAGTAACCTGTGAAGAGCGATTTTTATGGAACGCTTTTGCTAGTTCAGCAGCTATAGGTAGTGCTTCTGGTGGAGTAGTAGGTACTCAAGGTTCAACAGCTTGGTATGAGTCTAGTAGTGCGGCCGAATTTATTCTAGCAGCTAGTAATAAAAATCAACTACAAGCTTTTGGCTTAATTATTGCATTTAGCGACCAAGTATATGTTATTGATAACTGTGCTATGGATACAGCTACTGTTGACTTTGGTATTGATCAAATCGCTGCTATTCAGTGGGCTGGTAAAGGCACACTGATTCGAGCAATTAGTAACTTAGTAGTTGATGCCGCTAGCGCCGGAGAAATTGCATTTAGTAATAGAGAAATATTAGCTTCTGCAATGGTTTTAGGTCGCACATATGCAATTTCTAACTTGGGTGCAACTAATGCAACTGGCTGGACTGCAGCTGGTGCAGATGCCTCACCTGCTGTTAATGAGCTTTTTGTTCACAGCGGAACAGCTATAACAGGTGATGCCACAGCAAAAGTTAGAGAGGTAGTCGTGCATGAGGCGGCCGGAGCAAGCACTAATAAATCTATGGCTAAAAATGTAGATGGCAGATATATTACTAATAAATTAAGTGTACTTGCACTAGATGATACTATTGCAGGAACAACTGATGATTATAAATTCGCTATTACAGGTGGATCAATTACACTAGCAAATAATATTACGTATATTACACCAGCTAACCTAGGTCAAGTAAATATCCCAATTACTTATTACACAGGTACACGCAGTGTAACGGGTACATTCAATGCTTACTTAAAGAGTGGCACAGCAGCTAGTAGCAAAACAAGTGGACAACTACTAGAGGATTTATTAGCCAGTAGTAGTACAGATGTTGAGCCTAGCTTTGCTATTGAATTCGACATGGGCGGCACTAGCGGTACTTATGTTAAGTTCTATGTACCAGCAGCAGTGTTGCAAATTCCTACTGTTAATACTGAACAAGTTATTAGTACAACTATTAACTTTACAGCACAAGGTTATAATACTACTACCAATACTTTCGACATTGAAAAAGACAACGAACTTAAGGTTACTTATAACTGCGTAGCAGTTTAATAGTACAGCAGGTGCCGGTTTACGCCGGCACCAAATTTTCGAGTAATTATATTTATAACGCAGGAAACACATGGCACAGGATATTAGCCTAAAATCACTATTAGTACCAAGTAAAACAGTTACAGTTGAGTACCCTGGTTTTCCAGATTTTAAATTAGAGTTGAGTTATGTAAGCCGTGAAACACTAATTAATCTTAGAAAGCGCGCAACTAAAACTATATTTAAGGGTCGTCAAACAACCGAAGAATTTAATGAAGATTTATTCTTAGAACTATACTGCGATGCAGCTATTAAGGGTTGGACAGGATTAAAGTTTAAGTATATTAATCTATTAGCACCTGTTGATGTATCACAGTTTGATCCAGACGACGAACTTGGTTTTTCCAAAGATAACGCACTCCTACTAATGAAATCAAGCAGCGATTTTGACAATTTTGTTAGTGACAGGGTAAATGACCTGGGAAACTTCAGCAAGAACAGCTAGAAGAAATACAGGCTAAATTTAAAAGTTACTTGGCTAATGGTAGTTTAGGCATGACCAAGGAGCAGTACTATGAAATGTGCGAGCAAATGGGTACTGAGCCAAACGAAGATGAATTACCTGTTGAAATAACTGACTTCTATCCAGAAGTACAGCTGCTACTTAGCATATACGGAATCTTACGCGACGAGTGGGAATTTATAGGTGGAAATTATTTAGGTAAAAATTTAAATGGTATCCTAGACCTGTTTGACGTATATGAAGTAGACAGTTTAGATAAAAGATTTTATTTACAAATTATACACCTATTAGATAGTGTGCGTATTGAATATATTAGGCAAAATCAAAAACAAGAAAAACCCGCTAAAACCTAGCGGGTTTTTTATTACTCAAAATATTTTGGTTTGACATACACTAGCTTTAGTGTTATAATTGAACTAACAATTTGGCAGTGTTGGAAATTTAACTCCACTGGAGTAGTTATGGCCGGAAAAACATTAGAATATGACTTAAAGGTACTCGATAAAAGCAAAAGTATGCAACAGCGTACTAAAGATGCCAAAGAGTATAACAATGAGTTAAGTCGTTCAGAAAAATTAATGCAGCAGTCAAGACGTGCTGCTTATAAACAAGAATCTGTAGATTATGGAGCCACACGTGCGCTTGCTATGGGCACGGGTGCGTCTGGTCGCGATTTTGCCAAAGAAGCACAAGGCCTTGGCGGTTTAGTTAGATTGTATGCTACATTTGCTGCTAATATATTTGCTGTAACAGCCGCATTTCAGCAGCTTAGTAAGGCTATGGATACTACAAACATGGTACGTGGTATGGAGCAACTAGGTGCACAAAGTGGCATAGCACTTGTAAATATTAGTAAAAATTTAGTTGCTACTACAGACTATGCTATTAGTATGCGTGAAGCAATGGAAGCTACGGCTATGGCAACTAGTGCTGGATTAAGTGCACAACAACTACAAGACGTAGGATTAGTAGCTAAAAATGTATCACAAGCACTTGGCAGAGATGTTGTAGATAGTATAACTCGTTTAACACGTGGTATAGTTAAATTAGAGCCAGAATTATTAGACGAACTTGGATTATTTACAAAAATTGGTCCCGCTACAGAAAAGTATGCACTTAGCATAGGCAAAAGTGCTAGTCAGCTAACAGATTTTGAACGTCGTCAAGCATTTGCTAATGCAGTTATTAAAGAAGGCTTAGATAAATTTAGCTCAATAAAACTAGAAGCAAATCCTTATAGCAAGTTATTAGCTACCTTAAAAGATGTAGCACAAGCTGGATTAGAGTTAATAAATAAAACATTAACTCCTTTAATTAAACTACTTAGTGAGAGCCCAACCGCACTAGCAGCTATATTAGCTGGTATTGCTATTTCACTAACAAAACAAGCATTACCAGCAATAGCTAACTTTAATCAAGCAATGAGAGATAGTGCTAAAGAAGCTGTAGAAGCTGCTACTAAACGCGCTTTAATGGTTGAAAAAGTGTTAAAGCGAGAGGTTAGTTTAAGAAAAGCTGCTGCAGATGCTGGTGCAGAAGCAGAAAGTATGCGTTGGGAAGCAACCACACAGCGGTTAGAGGCATTAGCAAAAGATAGAGCAGAACGCATTGCTAAAGCTAGTAGATCTAAAGAAGGTCAAACAGTAGTACAAGGTATTTTACAAAAGTCTGTAGCCGAAATTACAGCTACAGATTTAGCAACACTTGATCAATTAGGAAAACGTCAAACAAAAGTTGCGGGATTATATAGAGAATTAGCAGATGCTAAACGGGAATATGATAAAGAAGCACAAAATTATGAAGCCGGTAGACAGGCAGCGGAAAAATACTATAATAGTCAGCAAAGTTTACTAACAACAACTGGACGTTTATTTTATCAAGTACAGCAAGAGAATCAAAGAGCTAGAAGTGCAGAAATTACTTCTAATGCGGCCGCAACCACAAGTTTACTAGGTGTTAGAGCAGCTTGGAAGCAATTGAATGACGATATAGCAAAAGCTAGAAGTGGTCCGCAAGTTAAAATTATTAAAGAATTAGACGACGCAGGTAAAGAAACAGGAAATACTTTTGAGTATACTGTTGATAAAATGAGTGCTTTTAGAGCAGGAACAACTCGTTTGGTTGGTAGTATAAAAATAGTTACGCAAGCATTAGCCAGTGCAGTTGGATTTCTTGGTACCTGGGCTCAAATTATTGCAATTGTAGGTACTACTATTGGTGGTTTATATAGTTATTTTGCCAAAGCTACAGAAGCCCTAGATAAATTTGATAAAACAATAGACGATAACTTAGCTAGTATTAAAAATTTAAAAGACACTGTTAATGCAATATTTGACAAAGCTCCTAGCAGAATATTTGAAAGCGCCTCAATAAGTGCACAAGCAAATGCTGTTAATGGATTAGCCGATAGTTTAAAAAATATGCGTAAAGCTGCTAGCGATGCTTATAGCGAGTTAGACAATCGCGGAAATATTTTTGAAAAAATCTGGGAAGGTCTAAAAATGGTAGTAGGTCAGGGCATAGACCAACGAGCCATGACAAATATTTCTAGCTCTATAGTTCAACAAATAGACGCATTGTCTAGAACTTCAATGGGTTTAGATACGCTAGCTAAATATGGGAGAATTCTAGGGGTTGAAGATCCTTCACAAAATATAGATAAAGTAGTAGTTGCTCTTAAAAAATTAAGTCCAAATAGTAAAGTTATTACCTATTTATCTGATGCATGGCAGGAATACGCTGATCGATTAAAAGTTGCACAGCGAGAACAAGAGAACTTTACTGAGAGCTTAAAGAAAACAGACGAGTCTTTTCAAAGATTTATGCAGCAATATGCAATAAATGATCCCCTTACAAGATTTGTTATTGATGCTACAAAAAGTCTAGGTGATTTTTCAAAATTAATAGCTAGCCCAAATATAGAGCAAAATTTAGGCGGAATACTACAACTACTTGATAAAATGAATTCTATACCATTTTTTAGTGGTGAACAACAGCAAGAATTACAGCAAGCAGCAATGTCAATTAGACAATTAAATACTGATCTTGGTAATAGTTCGAAAATTAGAGATGATCTAATAAAGAAACGCAGTATAGCAGGAGAGAAACTTGCTGAATTAGGAACTGACGGGCCGTTTGCTAGTAGTCAAAAGGCTCAAGATTTACGTAATGAAATGCAAGATTTAACTGGCAGAATATTAGATGAATCCGTTAAAGCCCAAAAATATCAGCAAGGTATTAGAGCTGAGGCGGATAAATTTATTCAAAGCATACCACAAACTATAGGTAAATATACTCAGTACTTTTCAAATATTATTCAAGCTACGCTTGCTAAAGGTGCTACACAATATCAACAATATAGTCTTTCAAAAATTACAGAATTTTTACCTGAGGCCGCAGAACGTGTAGCACAACTAAAAGTACAGGAAATTAATACTCAAATTAATTTAATTGATACAAACTTACAGTTAATTGCTACAATTAAAGAATCCGACGCACAGAGACGAGCTTTAGAATACGAACGCAGTATTAATGAAGCTAGATCAAAAATGGATATACTTAATATAGCCGCAGGAGGAGAACCAGGCGACCCTAAAGCATCGGTTGCTGCAAGAACTAATGCTTTTGGGCCTGTTATAACGGTTTTACAGCAAAATATTCAGCAATTTGAAAAATATCTTAAAGAAGCACAAGGTGAGTCACAAGCATACAAAGAATTAGCAAAGCGGCCTGGCGTCAATATTATGGATTTGATACGTAGTACTGGAGCAAGCCCAGGAATAGCTAGTGCATTACAAGAATTTGCTAGTAATCAAGCAGGTGGTCGCCAACAACGAAATGTTCTTAGACAACAAGCACAAATTGAATCAAGCGAAGGCCGTTTAGCCAGACTAGATGCAGAATTAAATTTAACAAAACGCATTAATGAATTAACTAGACAAGGGCAAGATTTAGCTGATGAGCGTACTAAAACAGAAAGTACCTTAAAAGATTTGTTTGCTGAGGAAAGAGCTATTATTGAAGATAGTGCATCTAAAGCAAAAATAATTCGTGACTATGAAAAAGAACTTGAGGATATTGAAATAAGACGCAAAAATGCACAAGCACGAATTGACGAAGCATTTAAAGGTAAACTTACCAGTCAACAAATGGAACAAGCTGGTATCGCACAATCTAACTTAAATACTGAAATTTCTCTAGCAAAACAAAATGCTGAGCGAAGAAAAGGTAATAAGGAACTAGATTTAAGTATTGTACAAACTAATAGATTAAAAGATATAAATTATGAAGTTTCCCAAGGAGTGATTGAAACAAACAATAAACTTGATGATATTCAATATTCGCTGAGAAGTGAAAGATTAGATACTGAAAGTCAAATATCACAAATATTACACGATAGAGGGCTTTTGTTAGACAATGAATATCAATTGCTTAAAAAATCAGAAGCTATTAGAAAAGTACAGCTAGAAACAGAACGCGATAGGCTAAGAATAAATAGAGACGCAGATGCTAAATTAGCAGCACTAGAAAAACGTCGGTATGACAAAGATCCTAGATTAACTGAAGAAGGTTATAAAATAGCTAGAGACGGAATAGAGTCTGTAAGAAAAGCAGAACTAGCCGCAGCCACAGAAGGTGAAGCTAGTAAATTAAAATTAATTGATCTAAATAATGAATTGTCCAGTTCTCAGGAAAAATATAGAGATCTTTTAAAAGGAACAGTAGACAGTTTAACAGATGCTATTGTTAATTTTGCTAAAGGTAGTAAAACGGCTTTTAAAGATTTTATATATGAAGCACTAGCTGGATTATTAAAGTTGCAATTACAGCTTACTCTTATGGAACCATTAAAGCAATCTTTAATGTCAAGATTTTTCCCCAGTGCTATTGCAGCAACAGGTACGACTGCAGCTGCAACCTCAACACCATTTTATTTACCAGGAGCAGCAGCAAAAGGAGCACTATTTACTAGTTCTAGCGCAATGTTTGCAGGTATGGATAAGTATGCAAAAGGTGGTTTATTAAATAGTCCTACTCTATTTGCACATAGTGGTGGCAGCAGAATGGCTGTAGCTGGAGAAGCTGGTCCTGAATTTGTTATGCCAGCTGTTAAAACTAGTAACGGTTCATTTGGCGTACGAGCAACTGGTGGAAAAACAGAAATTAATATCTACAATAATACTCAAGCCAATGTTGAAGCTAAGGAAACAGTAGATAGTAGAGGTAACCGTAGCTTTGATGTAATTATTAGCGAAATGGTAGCAGGAAATATGGCTCAACCTGGAAGCCCTATGCAAAATTCTTTGCGGGGTAATTATGGATTAAGCCCAGCATTAGTAAGGAGATAGTATGGCCTATACATACTCGTGGACAGCATTAAGTTTACCACAAGTACCTCAAAAAGGTTTTAGTGAAAATCATGGAGCACTTATCCAAAGAACTAGTATGGATAAAGGCCCTGCCAAAATGAGATATTTAGGTAAGCGTCCTAGTCAATTAAGTCTTAGTTTTATTATGACTAATGCTGAAGTAGCTACACTAAAAAACTTTGTAGAAAATACAATTAGAGGAACTATACGCTTTGGTTTTCCACACCCTAGAACCAACACTATCGAAGAAGTTAGAATAATTCCTCAAGGAGATAGCTTGTTTACTACAAGCTATCTTGCCCCAGGATATTGGACAGTATCACTACAGTTAGAAGTATTACCATGAGCAGATTAACATCAATGTCTCCAGAGGCATTAAAAGCAATATTTTCTCCAGAAACAGATACTAATTTAATTACTACTGTAACTATTTATGATCCTGATAATGTAAACAATGTTGTACTAAGACTTTGTGACAGTTTCACTAAACGTATTAGTGAAACTGCTGAAGAAGTTATATATGGTATTACTTGGAAAGGCAGCGATTATACTTTTTTGCCTATGGAAATCAGTTTGCCTACTGAAGAACAAGGTCAAGCACCTAAATGTTCTATTACTATGTTTGACGTAACTAGATATGTGGTACCTATTGTTAGAACTATTACTGGCCCTCCAAAAATAAAGTTAGATTTATTACTATCTAAATATGTAGAGCCAGGTAATGCATTGTTTAATGTTAATGCTGATGCAGAGGCTACTTTTAACGATTTTTACATAAGTAATTTTACTTATAATAAAGATCAAGTTTCTGCCGAATTAACTATGATAAATTATGAACGTGAACCTTTTCCGCTTCATAATTTTACTCCAGCATATTTTCCAGGATTATTCTAATGTGGTCAAATAAATATATTGGAATTCCTTTTAAGGAACGTGGTAGAGATTTTAATGGTGTAGATTGTTGGGGATTGGTTAGACTTATTTACAAAAATGAGTTTAATATAACATTACCTAGTTTTGTTGATGACTATACAACAACAGATGATACATCTAGGCTAGAAGAATTAATTGCTCAATATCGTGAAGGTTGGGACGAAATAACTGCGCTTGAATCAGGCGCAGTTATTTTATTTAAGCTACTTGGAAGCGAATCCCATATTGCTGTAGCTATAAACGATAAACAATTTATTCATATTAGTGAAAATTCTACTAGTGTTGTTGAGTCTATTGATAGCGTCCTATGGCGTAAGCGTATAGTTGGATATTTTAAGTATAATTCTAGCAAAAATGTTATACTAAATACCGTTCCACATCCCCTAAAAACTGAACGATATACACTACCAATAACTCCTGGTACTACTCTACAGCAACTACACACTTTTGTAGTTGATGAGTGGAAAGTTGCACCAGAATTAAAATCCTATGCAGCTATACTTGTAAACGGTCGCCCTATTACAGTAGAGCGGTGGGATACTTTTGTCCTTAAAGACACAGATGTTGTCGAATACAGAGCTATTCCTGGAAAAGATGTTGTTAGACTAGCACTATTTGTTGCGCTAGCTATTTATGCCCCCTATATTGCCGGAGCATTAGAAGGTGGATTAATTGCAGCTACTAGTGGTGGTTTAGTAGGTTCCTCAATTGCTGCTGGTTGGGCAGCTGGAGCTGTAGGTAGTACTTTTGCTACAATGGCAGTTACTATTGTTGGCGGAGCACTAATTAATGCAATAGCACCAGTACGTCCGCCAACAACAAAAGATCCCGGTACTACAGAACAACAGTATATGGTTACTGGTGGTGCCAATCAATCAAACCCATATGGGGCTATACCAGTAATATTGGGTAAAGTTCGTATGACACCGGCCCTTGGTGCCCAAAATTATGCTACATTTTTAAATGAGCGTGATAGCTACTTAACAATGCTATTGGCCTGGGGATATGGCCCACTAAATATAGATGCTACAACTTATAAAATTGGTGAAGTTGCACTTAATCTAGGCCAACAAAATCAAAGCTATCAGTTTGCTAAGTTTGAC